ACGTAGTTGGATTAACTGGTCAAGGGTTAACATCTAATGTTGGTGCACCAACAATTATTTTATCACCAATAGTTTCATTAACTGGACAAGCTGCAACTTCTGCAGTTGGAACTCCTTCTCCAATAGATGGAGAGATTGTTGGATTAACTGGTCAAGTTGCAACTTCTGCAGTTGGTGCAATAACTCCAGATAGTTTCTCTTTAGGAATAACAGGTGTAGGCGCAACTACCGCTGTTGGATCAATTACTATTGATGCAATAGATTTAATAAATATTACTGGTGTTGGAGCAACTTCTGCTGTAGGATCTTTAACAATAGAAATGGCCTATGAATTAACGGGCCAATCAGCAACTTCTGCTGTTGGAACAATAGTTCCTGCAGATGTTGTAGGACTAACTGGTGTAGAAGCTACGACAGCAGTTGGAAATGTATCTCCGTTAGGATATAAAGATATTGACATAACAGGAAATACATCTTATACAGACGTAAACGTGGCTTAAGGAGAAAATATTATGGCTTCATCATACACACCTCTAGGTGTTGAACTAATGGCAACCGGTGAAAATGCCGGTACTTGGGGAACAAAAACTAATAATAACCTATCTTTATTTGAACAATTAATTGGTGGATATAAAGTTCAAACTTTAAATACTGCCGGAACTGGTGCTAACACTACAACTTTAACAGTGACTGATGGTGGAACATCAGGAAGTGCTCAAAACAGAGTATTAATTTTAGGTGCAGAATCTGCTCAAGCTATTACAGGTAACAAAGTCGTAACAATTCCTTTAGACGTAACAGGTTTATTTTTTGTAAAAAACAGCACAAGTGGTGCTTATACAGTTCAGTTTAAATATGCATCTGGTTCAGGTGACACTGTAACTTTTGCAACAACTGATAAAGGTTGGAAAGTTCTTTCTGCAACAGGTAATGATGCATCTAATCCAGATATTGAAGAAGTAGAAGTAGGTGTAGATAATCCAGCAGGATCAGATACACAAGTTCAATTTAATAATTCAGGCTCTTTTGGAGCTTCAGCTAATCTAACATGGGACGATGCAAACCTTACAATTGCAGCAGAAGGTGACCTAAGATTAGGAGACAATACAGGTGGAGAATATGTAGGGGTAGATGCTCCTGCAACAGTTTCATCATCGTACACTATAACCCTTCCAGCAGCTGTAGGTTCGGCTTCTCAAGCCCTAGTAACCTCAGATGGTAGCGGAAATACACAGTGGACATCAACATCAACATTTGGTATATCAACAGGAAAAGCTATTGCAATGGCAATCGTTTTCGGTTAAAAGGAGTTAATTATGGCAAACCCAAATATAGTTTCAGTAACAAGTATTCTAGGCGGAAACGCTGGTTTTAATTTATCTGCTACAGCAACAGACACTTTATTAACTGTTGATGCAGACAAATTATTAAAAATAAATAGAATTACAGTAGCAAACGTTGACGGAACAAACGCTGCAACTTTCGATTTATTTATCGATGGATTAGGAAGTGGTGCATCTGGAGTTACGACTACTGGTGCAGACGCTACAGTTTATTTAGCAAAAACTGTTAACGTTCCAGCAGACTCAACACTTGTTGTTGTAGACTCACCAATATATTTAATGGAGGCCGATATTCTAAAAGGGGGAGCAAGTGCTGCTTCTGATTTAGATTTATTCGTGTCTTATGAAGTAATAGATGATGCATAGGAGGATTAATAGACTATGGCACATTTTGCTGAATTAGAATTAAAACAAGATCCAACAGGTTTCACAACTGATAACAAGTACATTGTTAAAAGAGTTGTTGTTGTAGGAAATGATGTTCCTGCAGGTTTAACTACTTTAGGTCAGAATGACATGCACCCAGATGGAGAGTTTTATTGTAAAAAACTTTTTAATGGTGGTGAATGGAAACAAACATCTTACAATAATAATTTTAGAGGTAAATATGCAGGACGAGGTGCAGTATATGATTCTGAAAATGATGTATTTTATGCACAACAACCTTATGCGTCTTGGACATTAAACACAACTGATTGGAACTGGGAACCACCTATTGCTCGTCCTTCTGTCGAATTTGAAGAAATTGATGGAGAACAATTTTATTATCGAATAGAATGGAGTGAAGCAAATCAACAGTGGATAGGTTACAGAAGTGCAGATCAATATGAATGGAATCCTAGCACATCAGCTTGGGATGCTACAGGGGGATAATAACCCATGGCTGGAATAAACAAACTCACAAAAATTAGTACAGCTGAAGGAGGAATGATTGGTGTAGCCAATTGTGCTTCTTTTGGTAAAAATAAAATTACAAGCACAGCTGCAACTGGAACCGTTACTATTGGATCTGGAACAAAATTAGTTGACATTGCTGTTGTCGCCGGTGGCGGTGGCGGTGAAAGTGGCGGCGGTGGAGCCGGTGGATTAAGAACAATTCAAAATTTATCGATATGTGGAAACGTACCAGCAGTAGTTGGTGGCGGCGGAGCTGCTGGAGCTGTTGGAGTTGATTCAAGTATTGTAATCGGTGGTGTAACATACACTGCTGATGGCGGTGGAGATGGCGGAGCTAGATGCGGAGTCGGTGGAGCCGGTGGATCAGGCGGAGGCGGAGGAGCCTGCGGACCTAATCCAGGAAAAGGAACTAACGCAGACAGCGGAGGTGCTGGTAACACACCTCCAACAAGTCCCGCTCAAGGTTTTAGTGGTGGTAATACACCTTCAACTTATTTTCAAGCTGCTGGTGGCGGTGGAGGATCTAGTGCTGTCGGAGCAAATGGTACTCAATCCGGAGGTGGCGGAGACGGTGGAGCCGGTGGAGCTGGAACAAATATTTCAGCAATATTTGGTACTGGTGTTGGAGTATGTGGAGTAATTGCTGGTGGCGGCGGTGGCGGTGCAAACGTACCTGCTGTTGGCGGTGGAACAGGTGGTGCTGCAGGCCCAGGTGGCGGTGGTGCTGGAAAAGGACCTGGATCAGGCGGAGCTGGAGTTGAAAACACTGGTGGTGGCGGCGGAGGCGCCGAGTATGATCCTGCGCCAAGTGGCGGCGGTGCCGGCGGAAAAGGTGTAGTCATTACAAAAGAATTAAACAATGCAAGAGGAGTTTGGCCAATGGTCCAAGCTGGAACTGCACAATCTGATGGCGCATGGCCTGATGGAACAGTTATTGAATCAGTTACATTAAATTATTTAGTAGTCGCTGGAGGCGGAGCAGGTCAATTATTTGCCGGAGGTGGAGCTGGAGGTTATAGAGCTTCTGGTTACGGACCTTCACCTTTACAAGGATGTGCAGTCGTTGCATGTTCTTCTTCAGCTTATACAATTACAATTGGAGCAGGCGGAGCAAGTGCTGCCGGAACTGCTTATCCTATTGACACATCACCCCCATCTTTAGATGGTCCAGGTTATGGTAGCCCATCAAGTTTCGGTTCTCTTATTCAATCATCTGGAGGTGCTGTACCTTTAAACGCATCTTGCGGAAGCCCATGGAATGCTAACAATGGTTATAGAGGTGGACCTGGAGGTTCAGGTTCTGGAGGTTATGCTTCTCTTATTGGTGGTAAAAGACCAGGAGGTTCTGGAAACATTGGAGGATTCTCTCCACCTGAAGGAAATGATGGTGGATCTGGAGGAAACCCTGATAACAAAGCTTCTGGTGGTGGCGGAGGTGCTACTGCAGCTGGAAGTCCAGGATCAGGTTCAGACCCAGGAGTACCTGGAGGAGCGGGAGCTGCGAACTTAATTACAGGTGTTGCATGTTCAGCTTATGCTGGAGGTGGAGGATCCGGAACTGACCGAGGAGTTGGCGGACTAGCCGGTGGAACCGGTGGATCAGGTGGCGGTGGAACTGCTGCTTCAAGAAACGCTGCTTCTTTATCAGAACCAGGTGTTGCAAATACCGGCGGTGGCGGCGGTGGAGGTACTGGAGGACCTACTAACTTTGGTGCTCCTACTTATTTAGCTCCATGTGGAAAATCACACTATGGATCAAAAGGTGGTTCAGGTATCGTTGTTGTTAGATCACCAGCAGGACACCCTATGTCAGCTTCACCAGGATGTAATACTATATCTTGTGTTGGTGGACATACCGTTGCTAAATTTGTTGTTTCGGGAACATTGACTATTAATTAATTAAAGTATATAAAAACCCATACCATGTGGGTAATACAATTTAGAAAGCATAATAAAATTAAAAATAAACTTTTATCTTTAATTGATAAAATGCCAAATATTTTTTATCAAACACATAAAGGCACAACGGCAACTAAATCCGATTGGAACTTACCTTCTGATTTTCAAAGAGATTATTTAGATTTCTTTTATAAAGAAATAAATTCTTTAATGTCACAAACAGCTAAAAAATTTAAATGTCAAAATTGGACAATTCATAATGCATGGTTTATGCAATATAAAAAAAATGATAAACACGCTTGGCATACCCACCCTAGAACTAATTTATCTGCTGTATATTATTTAGAATTACCTAAAAAAGAATTAATTACTGAATTTAAAAATAATAAAATTAAAGCTGAAGAAGGAGACATATTGATTTTTCCATCATATATGTTACATAGAGCTCCTGTAAACAAAAGCAATGAAAGGAAGACAGTTATATCATTTAACTGTGATTTTTATAATTAATGGAAATTTTACCACTACCTAATTTTGGAGTTATAGAAAGTAGATTACCAAAAGAATTATATAATTCTTTATTAAAAGAATGTTTATCTATAAAGAAACCAAAACCACGTGGAATTGCTTTAGACATAGATTATAAGAAAAAAATGATATCTTATTTAACTGAGAAAGGCGTATCAGAACATTATTTTATAACAGAAGAAAATACATTAAAGATAATTGAAGTTATTAAAAAAATGATTCAAAAATATAGAGAAACTTTTCCAGGTTATTTAGATGGTATAAGATATTTAGATAAAGATGTACCAATGGCTTTTAGAACACCATGGGTAAACTTTCAGAAAAAAAATGAATATTTACCACTACACGAACATGGCGGTGTGTTGTCTTATAATATTTGGATGCAGATACCAGTTCCTTCAATATTTGAATATAATTACAATTCTATTATAGGAAAAAATTTAACACATAGATTAACTTTAACTAAAAAAGATGAGGGGCGTATAGTATTATTTCCTGCACAATTACAGCATATTGTATACCCGTTTTATAACAGCAACAAAACCAGAATGTCTATTGCAGGTAATGTACTTTTACAGACATAATGAAGTTATATAAAAATATTCTTACAGAAAAAGAAAGAAAAAAGTTACTGGCGTTTGTTAAAACACAGGTTAGAGATTTAAGGCCAAGATGTCCTGGTTTACAGACTCTTATGGATCTACATACGTTTGACGAAACTAAACATTTTTACAATTTAATTATGTCTAAATATTTTAAAAAATATCAAATTGAAAATTCTTGGGGTAATTATTGTGAAGGGGATGAGATTAATTGGCACAATCACCCTACCTGTAAATTATCGGCTGTTTACTTTTTACAAAATTCTGATAGTTTAGGAACTATGTTTAGAGATGAAAGATATAGTTGGGACAAGATTACTTCACGAAAATGTCCACAAAATTCTTTATTAGTTTTTGATGGTAATGAAATACATTCTCAACCTTATTCACCTAAAAAAATTAAACGTTATTCAATTGCAATAGATTTAATATGATTTTAAAAAACGCTTATTGGTATTTTACAGGTATACTTGGAGACAAGTTTTGTGATGAATTGATAGAACATGGTAATTCTCAAAGAGAAAAAATAGGAACCATAGGTAAAACAGCAAGGAGTGTTAAAGAAAGAATTGGTGTAAAACATGAATCAGAAATTCAAAAACACTTAACAAGAAAAGAAATAAAAGATTTAAAAAAACAAAGAGATTCTAATGTTGCTTGGGTAAATGATAGATGGATCTATGATCAAATAATTCCTTATATACATCAAGCAAATCAAAGCGCTGGTTGGAATTTTGAAATTAGTTATTTTGAAACTTGCCAATTTACTAAATATAAACGTAACCAGTTTTATGATTGGCATTGTGACCCTTTTCCAACACCTTATGATAATCCAGCAGATCCTAATTTCCATGGTAAACAAAGAAAAATTTCAGCTATTGTTCAATTATCTAATCCTAAAGATTACAAAGGTGGGGAGTTAGAAATACAACCAAGAACAGAAACAGATCCAAAAATAGTTTTAAATACTAAAAGACATTTTGGTGCAAGAGGAAGTATTATTGTATTTCCTTCTCATCTATGGCATAGAGTTAAACCAGTTACTACAGGAAAAAGATATTCATTAGTGCTATGGGCACTTGGGTATCCATTTAAATAATATGCCTAAAACAGATAAATTAACTACATCAATTTATTTTCAATCTCCAATCTGTTCTATTGAAATACCTGAGTGGGTAGGCCATGTTGATAAAGTATGTAATAAATATATTAAAGAAGCCAAGAAAAGAAATGAACCTATGATTAAAGATAGGGAAAAAAGATGGAAGAAAAAAGTTGGGGATATAACTTTATCACACCATTCAGGAAGCATGATTAACGATCCTGAATTAAAAGAATTTCAAGAATATGTTGGATCAACAAGTTGGAATGTTATGGATTTTTTTGGATATGATATGTCTCAGTACGAATTAATGTGGACTGAATTATGGGTACAAGAATTTTCTAAAAAAGGTGGAGGACACCATGAAGGTCACATACATTATGATAACCATATTTCAGGTTTTTATTTTTTAAAATGTAGTGACAGAACCTCTGTTCCTTATTTTAAAGATCCAAGATTAGCTAAAGTCATGTCAGACTTGCCTCTGAAAGATCCGGCTAACATTTCAATGGCTTCACCACTGATTCAATATAAACCTAAACCAGGGACTATGATTTTTTTTCCATCATATTTAGAACATGGTTTTACAGTAGATGCTGGAGTAGATGATTTTAGATTTGTGCATTTTAATTTACAAGCTGTTAGAAAATTATTAACCAATCATTTGAGAGGACAAGATGTCAAAAGTAAAAAATAATTTTTTAAAAAAAGAAGACTTTAATAAAATAAAAAAAGCTTTAACTTCTGATGTTTTTCCTTGGTATTTAAATAATAATAAAACATCCAAAGACCCTAAAGAATATACAAAACATAAAAGTGATTACCAACTTACTCATGTTTTTTTTGAAGATAATAAAATAAATTCTAATGCTTATAGTTTATTAGAACCTATTATAGAAATATTAAAACCTAAATATTTTATAAGAATAAAAGCAAATTTAGTTTCTAATACAGATAAAGTTTATAAGTTTGATAAACACACAGATCAAGAGTATAAATGTAAAGCAGCTATATTATATATTAATACTAATAATGGTTTAACATTGTTTAAAGATAGAAAGGTACAAGCAAAAGAAAACAGGATAGTATTTTTTGAAGGAAATGAAACCCATCAAGCTACAACTTGTACAGATCAAAAATATAAAATAGTAATTAATTTTAACTATCAATAATATGAATTGGAAAAAAGATAAATTTACTGTAATAAAAGGAGCCGTAAGTAAGGATATCGCTGAGCTTTTAAAAAACTATATCTTGCTTAAAAGAAAAGTAACTCAAGCATTTATTACAACTAAACATATATCAGAATTTAATCATGACTGGGGCACTTGGAGAGATAAACAAGTTCCAGGTACTTATTCTCATTATGGAGATGTGATGATGGAAACATTATTAACTACATTAAAACCAAAAATGGAAAAAGCTACAGGTTTAAAATTATTTGAAAATTATTCTTACACTAGAGTTTATAAAGTGAAAGATGTATTACATAGACACAAAGATAGATTTAGTTGTGAAATATCAACTACATTAAATTTAGGCGGAGATAAACCTTGGCCAATTTATATAAACCCAAATGAAAAAGAAGGTGGAATAAATCCAACAACAAGAGATTATGATGCGTCTAAATCTAAAGGAGTTAAGGTAGATTTAAAACCTGGTGACATGTTAGTTTATAGAGGTGATTTACTAGAACATTGGAGAGAGCCTTATACAGGAAATTATTGTGCACAAGTATTTTTACATTACAATAACAAAGCAACTAAAGGTGCAGAAGAAAACGCTTTTGATAGACGACCACATTTAGGGTTACCAAGTAGATTTAAAAGAGTAGAAAAAAAGATTCCGAGATAATGAAAGACTTTCCTATTATAAGGATTGATAATTTATACGACTTTTCTAAAGGAGAGCATACAAGAGTTAAAAATAAAGTTATTGATCAAATTAAAAGAGCACAGTGGGATAATAATTATGCTCTTGAAAAAAGTAAATTTACTACAAAACTTTATAATACATTTGTAAATACTGCTCAAAAGCATTTAAAGTTTAAAGTTAATAAAGATTTGAATAGAGATTTTTGTTGGGCTGTAGCTTCTAATAAAGACTTTAAACCATCTGTTAATTGGCATAATCACATTAAATCTTCAACTATTAATTCAGTTTATTATTTAGATATACCAAAAGATATGGAAGGTGGTGAAATAGAATTTAGAAATCGAAGAAAAGATATATTAAAAATTAAACCTAAAACAAATGAGTTATATATTTTTCCATGCTGGTTATGGCATAACCCTGTTAATGTTAAATCAAAACAGCTTAGACTTTCGATAAATATGGAAATAATTGCAATAGAAAAACATTGGGAAATATTTAATGAAAATAACTAATTATAAAATAGAAAGCTGGTTTTCTGTTCCTATCTTATCACACTACAATCCAGAATGGGCTGAAAAATTATTAAAGCCGTCCCTTAAATATTTAGACTATGAAAAGATTAATAAAGAAAGATTTTATAAAGGTAGAACTACATACGACACTAAATATAATTTAGCTAAACAACCTGAATATCAAAAGTTTTTAAAATATTTAAAACAAGTGGCACAAGCTTATTTAACAGATTTAGGTTTTGATTATAGTCAAATAGCTAAAAAATTTGATCCTTATTTTTTTACCACAGAATTGAATAAAGGGTCTTATCAAGAAAGACATATACATAAATATCAGCTATCAGGCATTCTATATTTAAAAGTACCAGAAGGTTCTGCTCAAATTATTTTTAACGATCCTATACATGTAAGAGAATATACTAATTGGCCTGTATTGGATTATCAAAATATAAATACTTTTGGTACTGTTTCATATAAACCTGTAGTAGGAAGTCTTTTATTATGGCCATCTTGGTTGTATCACGAAGTTCCTACACACAAAATAGATGATAATAGAATTGGTCTGGTATTAAACCTCTAGAAATCCACAATAAATCTGATATAATCTAGCGTTAAAACAGGTTTTTTTATGCTACAAAAATTAGGCTTTGCCCCAGGATTTAATAAACAAGTAACGGAAACCGGAGCCGAAGGGCAATGGTTTGATGGTGATAACGTACGTTTTAGGTATGGCTCACCTGAAAAAATAGGTGGTTGGGAACAATTAGGAGTCAGTAAATTAACTGGTGCCGCTAGAGCTATTCATCATTGGGACGATAACTCAGGTGTTAAATACGCTGCTATTGGAACAAATAAAATTTTATACGTATATTCTGGTGGTACATACTATGACATACACCCTATTAAAACTACTTTAACAGGAGCTAATTTTACCAGCACATCTTCATCAACCACAGTTACGGTAACATGCACCGGGGCTCATGGATTATTAGAAGATGGTATTGTTTTATTTGATAGTGTAACAGGTTTATCTGGTTCTACTTTTACCAATGCAACTTTTGAAGATAAAAAGTTTATGGTTACTTCTGTGCCTACATCTACAACATTTACGATTACTATGGCTACTCAAGAAACTGGAACTCCGTTATCAACTGCAGGGTCAGCTTCTGTCTTATGTTATTATGACGTAGGACCCTCACAACAATTAGGTGGCTTTGGTTGGGGTACAGGTCTTTGGGCAGGAACTGCATTAGGACCAGCAACGAGCACTCTTGCAACTGCCATAACAGATCTGACTACGACTGATATTGTATTAGCCAGCACTGCAGCTTTTCCATCAACTGGAGAAATAAGAATTGGAACAGAAGACATAAGTTTTACAGCTAACAATACCACAACTAATACTCTAAGCGGAGGAGCTCGAGGTGTTAATGGAACAACCAAAGCGACTCACAGTGGAGGTGCTACGGTTACCAATATATCTGACTTTGTAGGTTGGGGTGAAGCATCTTCTTCTGACTTTACGATTGACCCAGGACTATGGATATTAGATAACTATGGTACAAAATTAATTGCTCTTATATATAATGGTGCTTGTTTTGAATGGGATGCAGCAGCAGCCGGGTCTACTAGTACAAGAGCCACTCTTTTACCAAATGCACCGACTGCATCAAGACATGTATTAGTATCTACACCCGACAGACACTTAGTATTTTTTGGTACAGAAACAACTGTAGGAAGTGCTAGCACTCAAGATGATATGTTTATTAGATTCTCTTCTCAAGAAAGTATTGATCAAACAGATTCATACACAGTCAGAGCTGACAATACCGCAGGTACTCAAAGACTTGCTGATGGTTCAAGAATTATGGGAGCTATCAAAGGTAGGGATGCTATTTATGTATGGACTGATACTGCACTATTTCTTATGAAGTTTGTGGGTCAGCCGTTTACTTTCTCTTTTGAACAGGTAGGAACTAACTGCGGACTAGTGGGAAAAAATGCTTGTATAGAGGTAGATGGTTCTGCCTATTGGATGTCAGAAAATGGATTCTTTACATATGATGGTCAATTAAAATCAATGCCTTGTTTAGTTGAAGACGATGTTTATGATGATATAAATTTAGTTTCTAGAGATCTTATTAATGCAGGACTAAATAATCTATTTGGAGAAATAAGTTGGTTTTATTGCACAACAAACTCTAATCAAATTAACAGGGTAGTTACATACAATTATCTAGACTCAACACCTAAAAGACCTATATGGACAACAGGCACTTTACCTAGAGCAGCATGGCAAGACTCTGCTGTATTCGAACGACCTCATGCTACCTACTATGATCCTAGCAGCAATAGCTCTTACGATGTTACTGGTAATACAGACGGATGTACTATATACTATCAACAGGAAACAGGAACCGATCAAGTAAATGCTGGTGGTGTTATTACCGCTGTTATTGCTAGTATTACTTCTGGTGATTTTGATATTACACAAAGAAGAGCTGCAAGCGGTCAAGCACTTGGTTCACCAGACTTGAGAGGTGATGGAGAATTTATAATGAGAATAAGCAGATTTATACCAGATTTTATTAGTCAAACAGGTAACACAGCAATTAAATTTAAAACAAGAGTTTATCCAAATAGTGCACAAGTTACGAATACTTTTTCTTGTGATTCTACAACAACTAAAAAAGATGTTAGAGTAAGAGCAAGACAGATTGCTCTTGAGGTTGCTAATACTGCAGCCGGTGAAGATTGGAAGTTGGGTACATTTAGATTAGACATACACCCAGGAGGTAGAAGATAATGGCAAAGAAACCAATAGTACAAGGTGGAGTAGAAAACTATTTAGGTAAACAGCCACAGGTTGTTGCACCTAGAAAATGGCAATCTAGTCCTGATGCTCCTGCAACAGAACTTGCATATATTACAAAAGAAGAAAAAGATTTAATACTTAAAAAAGATATACATGGATCTTTATCTAAAGGTCCTAACATGGGTCCATCAGGAATTATGTCACTAGATAGTTTTGGTGATGTAGGTGGTGGCGGTGCATCAGGGGGAGACACAGATGCTGGCGGTGGATACGATTCAGGTCCTGGAGGTGGAGGTTTTTCTGGTCAAGGACCAGGAGAGAGCGATAGAGATTTTGATAGAAGAACAGCAAATCAAAGAGCTACATTACAAATGGCAGAAAGAGCACAAGCTGGTAGACTGGGTTATGATGAAAGAGCTAACATTGCTAATAGAACTTATGGTCCTTTACAAAAATACACAGGCAGAAGTCGTTTATTTGGTGGTGCAAATAAATATGGATATACAGATACACTAGCTGATGGCTCTCTTAAACCAGGTTTTGGTGGAAGATTGTTTGGTGGATTGATGAGTTTAGTAACAGGCATACCTTTTGTAGGTGGTGCTATTGGTAGTGCGTATGACAAAGGTCAAGGATTATTTAGAAATAAATTTTATGATGACATGGGTGACTATAATCGTCTAGGTTTATTTGGAACACCAACAGGAACATTAGACGAGGATGAAGATGAAAAAATTTCAGAAACAAGTTTTACACTTAATGATCCTAGTAATATTAATAATCAAGCTTTAAACGTTCCATTAAATACTAATGAAGGTATAGTAAATACAAACGCTTTTACTAGCGCGGACTTTGGTTTAGGAGACATGGACGGTAGCTAATGGCAAAGATAGTACAATCATTAACTAGAGCTCAACCTGAGTACGATCAAAAAAATCTACAATCGTTAGTTAGGGATTTAGATGGTGTAATAACAAAATTAAATTCTTCATTTCAAGATGAAGTTAAACAAGAGATAGAAGCTAAAAGTTTCTTTTTAGAATAATGGCAGTAGTAAATCAGTATAAATTTTACGGGAAAACTACCACTGCTGCAGAGACCGTAACAATGCTTTCTCCAAGTGTTAACGAAACTATTATAATAAAATCTTTAAGAGTAACAAATAAATCAGGATCTAATACACCAACAGTTACAATAAAAAACAATGCATTTGAGATAGTAAATACACAAACGTTAGTAGCCGCTACTAGTGTTGAAATATTAACCTTACCTTTGATTGTAGAAGGTGGGACAACATTAGCTTATACTACAGCAGGCACTGTATCTGATGGTGTGGTTTTTGGTATTAGTTATCTCAATATATTAAAGGAGAAAACAGACTAATGGAACTAAAACAAGCAAAGGTAGAGACGACTTATAGACATAAAAAAACTGGTGAGGTTTTTCAGGAGAGAAAAGACTGGGAATCCAAGGGTTATAAGAACGAGGACATGGCACAGGACGTAAAAGTAATAATGCCAGCTCTTGATTTGTTCTCTAAAACCAAGTAAAACGAACAATTAAGGTAAAAATATGGCAATATCTAGAATGCAAGAACCCAGACAATTATACGGATTAGGAAGCTTAGTTAAAAAAGCTGTTCGTGGTGTTAAGAAAGTTGCTAAAAGTCCATTGGGTAAAATAGCTATTGGTGGTGCATTAGCATTTGGTTTACCTGGAACACAGTTTGGTGGTCTATTAGGTAGAGCAAGTTTTGGTGGAGGGGCACCAGGTATATTTGGAAACACTGGTGGTGTGGGTGCTTTATTTAATCAAGGTAAAGCAGCACTTGCAAAAAGATTTGTAGGAAATACAGCAAGAGAAGCAGCAATTATGAGAAACGCTGGCGGTGCAAATAAAGGTGGTTTTTTTAGTTCATTAAATCCTTTCGGTGGTAACTTTAGTGGTAAGAATGCATTTCTTACAGCAGGTGCTTTAGCAACTGCAGCACCTTTTTTAGCTGACATGTATGGTGATGAAGAAATTGAAGAAGACGTCGATGTCATGGACATTGCTGATATTAGAAACCGTGCAAGAGATTATTACAGAGGAGCTACAGACACAGGATTAGAATTTATGCCAGGTAAAAGTTTTGTACAACCTAATTTTTATGCAGCTGCAGGTGGTAGAGCTATGCTAAATATGGGTGGTGGTGCTGGTGAACAGCAAGCACAACAAATGCTTATGATGGAATTTGTAAAAGCAGTAATGCAACAACAAGCACCTGAAGGTGCAGGTATGGAACAACCTATGGCTATGGCAGCTAATGGTGGTAGAATAGGTTACTCAAATGGAGGAAGCCCTTTCTCTATGTTAGAAATATTTAAATTAAAAAACTTAGGTTTCGATATAGAGTCTAGAGGCACAGAACCTTTTGGTGGTGTTGAAGTATTAAAAGATATTTTAAGAGTAAACAGAGCTGATGGTGGGATCATGGAAACTGAAGAAGCATCAGAAATGATTGACATGGGTGGTATGGAAAAAGATTATAGAAACGAAGGTGGTTTTGTAGCAATGGGTGAAAAAGAAAAAGCTGACGATGTGCCCGCTAGACTATCTAAAAATGAGTTTGTATTTACAGCAGATGCTGTTAGAAATGCAGGAGACGGCGATATAGATAAAGGCGCTGAAGTTATGGAAAATTTAATGAAAAACTTAGAACAAGGTGGACAAGTTTCTGAGGATTCACAAGGATTAGAGGGTGCACAAGCAATGTATGATCAACAACAAATGTTACAATCGAGGATAGCATAATGGCAATATCAGATTTTATAGAACCGGCAATAAAAGATTATACAACACAGGCGACAGCCACTTACTCGGCACCTATTGATACAAGTAAATTCACTGGTAGACAATTTGTTGCTGGTGAAGACCCTTTACAGTCTCAAGCAATTAACATTGCACAACAAGGTGTAGGATCTTATCAACCGTTTTTATCTGCAGCACAAGCTGCACAACAACAAGCAGCTGGAACCGTAGGTGGACTAGGTGCTTTTCAAACAGGAGCAGGTGGTATTGCACAAGGTGCAGCCGGCATGACAGGTGCTGGTGCTTATCAACCTTTCATGTCACCTTATCAACAACAAGTTATTGATACTACTCTTGCAGAGTATGACAGAGGAGGTGCACAAGGAGCACAAACTATTAGAGATGCAGCATTTGATTCTGGAAACTTTGGTGGTGGTAGAGAAGGAGCAATGTTAGGTCAGTACGATGCAGATAGATTAGCAAACAGAGCTGCTTTACAAGCACAATTATTACAATCAGGATTTACGCAAGCAAATCAATTAGCACAACAAAATTTTAAAAATCAAGGAGACTTGTTTAACATGCAAAGAGGTTTATTTGGACAAGGCTCTGATTTAGCTGGTCTACAATCTGGTCTAGCTGGTCAACAATATGGTCTATCTAATTTCCAAAGACAAAACATGGGTGCAGATGTTTCTGCATTAGGAAGTCTTGGTGCATTAAGACAAGGTATGAACCAAGCTATGTTAGGTGCTGATCAACAAGCAGCACAAACTGCAGCTTATGAACCTTACGGAAGATTAAGTCAATACGGCAATGCATTAACTGGTTTAGCAGGTGGTGTATCAGGACAACAATATATGGAACCTCAAGCAGCAAGTCCGTTCTCAACTGCTTTATCTACAGCTTTAGGTGTTGGTGGGTTGTACGGAAAAATATTTAAGTAGGTAATTATGAAACCATTAAATAGACCAATGTTTAGATACGGAGGCCCCATTAAAGAGGGGATTATGTCTGGTATTAAAGAACCTAGACAAAAGTATAATCAGGCAGGAAGTGTACAACCTCAAAATCAATATAAATTTAGTGAAACACCTATTGCAAAAGCAGGAACTGGTTTTGTAAATTATGGACCTAATGCTGCACTAGCTGGCATATATGATTTAGGAGCTGTTCCTATTAATACTGCAGCAAGACTGTTTGGTTATAACCCAGGATTTTCTGGAACTAAATTTGTAGACACATTAACTGGTGGAAATTTTAGTAAACAAACTGGATACGACCCTAATGTTGCTAAATTTTTCGGATTCGACACAAGTGCTAAAAAAGGATTTACTACTCCGTCTATGAATGTAGAAGAAAAGATTACAGAGCTAGAGAATAAAGGTGGTAACGTAGAAGAAGTAGAAGATACAACAACAATTAAAACAGGTGGTGGTGGTGTTCAATTAACTGACAAAGAAAAAAGAGCTAAAAAACTTCAAGAGTATAGAGACATTGTAGATATTAAAGGTATGAATAAACAAGCTGCTTATGATTCTTTACTTGCAGCTAGTGCAGCTGTTAACGAAGCAGGCGGAGATTTAAAAGGAGCTATAAAAGATGGCAGTTTAATTAATCGAATTATACAATCAACTGGTAAAGCATTTGACAAACCTCAAAAAACTAAAGATGCAATTGATACATTAATATTAAAAGGACAAATAGAAAAAGATATTAAAGGACCAGATGCTTTTGATAAAAAAGTAGCATTACTAGGTTTAGATGATCCAAAAGCTGCTGAAAAATATAGAAAAAAAGAATTAGGAATATTAGATTTTACTGAAGCTAAAATTGCAGCTAGTAAGGATCTTTCTGGTCAAGCAGCTATTGACGCTGGAGCAAATCTTGCGTCTGACAATTTTAAAGGAAACATAGTTACAAATTCAGATTGGACAAAAATAGAAGAAAATTTAATAGAAAAATTTCCTAACGATAATACTATAGATAGAATTACAAAATGGACAGAAGAAAAAATTAAAGGAAGAGATTTACCTGATGGAGACTACACAGTTGGAGATTCTTTAGTTTCTATTAAAAAAAATAAAGTAATTGAAGTGCAGCTATAGGAGGTAACATATGGCCTCAAACTACGACTATTCAGATTTTGTAAGTTCTTCAGAAAAAAATAATAAAGTTGGAACACTAGAATCTATGCTATCAGGTGTAGCATCAGGTTTAATTGCAATACCAAAAGGTTTTTTTTCATTGGGTGCAAGTCTTATGGA